CGCCGGCCATGACGACAGCCGTCTCGGGGTCTGGCTCCAGGCCGACGGCGTATTCGGCGCCGTGCTCGATGACCAGCACCTCCGGGTCGCCGCAGATCGCGACGGTGCTCATACGGTCACCTCACGACTGACGGTGACGGCCCCCTGCAGGTAGCGCTGGACGGTGCCGTCCGCGTACTCGACCTCGAGGTCGTACACAGCCTCCGCCCAGGCAAGCGCAGCGGTTTGGGCGGCGCTCAGGAAGCGCGTCAGCGTGCCGGGGCCAGTAATGGCCAGACCATCGTTTTCCGTAGTCAGCTCGAGCAACAGAGCCCCGCCGAGGCCGGCCCGGATCTGCATGCGGGCCTTGGCTCCCGTCAGGTCTACCGGCGGCTTGTAGATCAGCTGCCCGCCGGTTGGGTTGAGACCGAATGCCGATAGCGCATTGATCTCCAGCGTGGCGGCGTCGACCACGGTGACGCGGTGCGGGCGTTCGCGCTGGGATCGGTTGACGCCCTGCATATTGCTGACGCCTTCGACCCAGGCCAGCCAGTTGCCCGGCAACCCGTGGTCCACGGTGAGGCGCAATGGCGAGCCACCGAGCGCGGTGATCGGCCGGTATTCGTAGCGCGGCTGCATCAGCCGCAGGGTGTCGCGCAGGGTTGAGCCCTGCACGATGTGCAGATCGAGTTTTGCTGGCTGCATAGGAGAGACACCATTAGTAAAGAGCACCGGCCACGCAGTCGCCGTATGCGAGTTTTGGGCTGCACACGCAACTGCCGAAGCTCGCTATCAGGTCTGCGCCGGACGAACGGTCATGGCGGAGAACCTAATAATGGTCAGGCCGTTGAATAGCTCAACGTCGACCACGAGAATCTGATCCGGCGAGAAATCGACAATGACGTTTGGCTGTTCAAAGTAGCCGGGCGCAATGGTGCTGCCCGTATCTGCATACAGCACGCCGCCACCGGCCCCGGCGCCGATACGCACGCTGCCGAAGGTGGCCTGCGGGGTAATGATGATGCGCGCCTTGCGATGCTCGACTTCGACTGCCGACAGCGCGGGGGCATCCAGCACCACCGGCACGGTGTCGCCTGCGATTGCCGGGAGATAGATGGTGCCAAGCGATCCGTTGCGGCTCATGCGCCAGTATATAACGTCTGCAGGAATGCCTGCCCTCAGATCGAGCTCGTCTTGAATCTCGTAATAGGCGGCGCCCTTTGTGGCGTACGCATCAGGGATCAGCCGCCAGTCATCGGCACTGGCGTCCCCGCTAGCTAAGTAATGCTCGCCCGTTGCCTCGTCGATGTAGTGAGCGGCAACGCTGGGCGGAATGGCCGTCGGCGCGCCGATTCCCTTGATGATGTGCTGTACGGTCATACGATTGCTCCAGTGGTGAGGATGGCGCCCTGTTCGTCGGTGAGCTGCTCACCATTGGCATCTGTCAGGGCGTTATTGGGGGCGGCGTCGGACTCCAGCGCAGCGACGCGGCTAGTCAGTTCATCTAGCCTGGAAAAAAGATCAGATAGTTGCCCGGCTGTGATCGAGCAGTAGATGACGCTCCCATCAGGCCAATCCTGATCGATGAATCCCTCGGCGGATCGAGTTAAAACCGCCTCGTTGGCCGTGACAGTAGCGTCGATAATTTCCCATCGGGTAGGCGCAGAGGCACTGTCTGCCAGCGTTAGCCGGTAAACCCCGTCGGGCAAATCCAGGGTGAGCGCCTTTGCGCCGGAGGCCAGGGTGACCGGCCGACTCCAGTTGTTCACGAAATCCATGGTTGTCCTCGGTTAGATCCAGCAGACGGGTTCGGTTTGATCGCGTATCACGGCGCCGGTGGCAGGGTTGTAGCTGCCGTAGTAGGCCGTGCCCGCATTGGCAGCCAGGCCGCCTGCATCGCTACCGCCCGGGTAGGCGGCGGCCGTGGTGCGGCGGGTGTAGCGGTACACGGCCGCATCGAAATCGTACGGGCCGCGATCCACGAGCAGGCCAAGCAGGTAGTTGCTGTAGCGCCGCGGCTCGACGTTGGTGCGCTGCCAGGCAGTCATGTACATCTCCGCGCCAAATCCGCTGGCCAGCGCCGTCGGCTCCGGCAGATGAGGGGCCAGCCGCGAGGTGCTGACGTAGGTGAAGAACGGGGTGTTCGCGTCGAACGCCTGCGCCTCGGTGATCGACCCGGACACGCCATCCAGTGTTCCGCTGCCGGTTTCCGTCCAGCTTTGCGAGGCGCCGGAGGGCGATGCCAGTACGCGGCTCAGTGTCATGGCGTTGCTGCTTGAGCCGCTGATCATCGCAACCACCTCTGCGCCGCGGCGCAAGGCGATGTTCACGGCCCCGGCCATTTGTCCGCTTCGGGTCACTTGGTGAGAGAGGCTGTCTTCCACCACTGTCACGGCACCGCCCGCTTTCGGGTGATGCTCGATGCGCCGGCCGCTGGTGGCCTCCTGCGGGACGGCATTGCCCCCGCTTTCGGTCCAGCTGTAATCGAGGGTCAGCTCCTCGAACCCGGCGCCGGCATACCACAGCGCCAGGATGCGGTTGCTAAGGCTGATTTCGTTGTCGGCCGCGAGCTTGTCATAGCCGAACGTCTCGCCCAACCCAGCCTGGTAGGTGTAGGTGACCTCGGTGTAGTCGCCCATGTCCACGCTGGTTGAGGTGAGGCCGGCCAGTGTGAGCTGCCCACTTCCGCTCCAATTGCTCTGGCGTACAACCTCCGATCCGAGCGTCTGGGTACGCGTGCGGATTACGGCGAGGCTTGCCGTTAGACCCGCGGCGTCGCCCGCGAGGGTCAGCTCCAGCCAACCCAGAGGACGCTTGCCGATATTGGCGTTGCTGTAGCCCCACCGCCGCACGACGCCATACGGCATGTAGAGCATGAGCAGCGCCCGGCTTCCGTCCGGTTGCAGGTCGCACACGGCGATGCTCACGGTGGCGCTCACCGGCTTGGCCGGGTCGGGCTCGGCCTGGCCAATGTCAGCGAGTGTAACGGCGAGCGTTTGCGTGACGGGAATTGCGCCATCGAATTCGCCGAAACGAGTGGCGGTGATGTTCAGCGTGAGCGGCTGCTGCGCCTGCACGGTTGGCCACATGGCCGCGATGTGCCAGCGGCTGCCGTCCGGAGCGCAGTAGATGTAGCCGCCGAGCACCTGGCCGTACAGCTCGAAATCCGAGCCGGCGAGCAGCGCGTCTGTACGCCAGGTGTAGCCCAGCTCGGCGTCGCGCGCGGCCTCCTCCTGGCTGCGTACCACATAGGCGGCAGGGCCACGCTGCAGCAGGGTCTGGCCGTAGTCGTCGCTCGTCTCGCCCCAGGGTTGCGGACAGGCACGGCTCGCACCGTTGGGCAGGGCAATGCTGCCGTTTCGGCATAGCCCGCGGTACGGGTTGCCCCATGTAATCTGCGTCATGCGCTCGGGTCCGCGTAGTCGAATATCACCTCGGCGCCGTTGGCGTCCTGCATCTGCACCTGGCGAATGGCTGGAAGCACCAGAAGTCCGTCATTACTGGGCCAGCCGCCCGGCCAGTAGGTGCGTGCCGAGGCATCAGGCTCGGTCACTGGGCTGGCGACTCCTGCTGTACCGGTGACGGCCGGCGCCTTGTAATCCGCGCTGCTGCGCTGCGCCGGCAAAGGACCAACAGGCGCAACCTTTGGCAATGTCCTGGCCTGGCGCGGTGGCCGCACGAGGCTGTTGATGTCCTCGGCAACCGCTTCCCCGCGACGTGTGGCCTCCATTTGCTGCCCACCGGCTCGGCGTGCATCTTCCAATGCTCGACCAGCAGCGCGCCGCCCTTGCTCCAATGCCTGCCCACCGGCTCGGCGTGCGTCTCCAAGCGCCATGGTTAAAGCTCCAGCAGGTCATTGGGGATGCCGACGCGGTAGAGCGTGGCACCGGTTGGGGCGAATTCGTCGCGGTCTTCCGCTGGAATCTCCGGCGTCTCAAGAGCGAAGCGGCGCGGGTATGGCTCCTGCCCTTCGTTGTTGTCAGCCACGGACCAGTTTCCGGTGAAGCCCAGCCACGTCTCGTCATAGACGGGATCAGTGCTGCGCCCGCCGATGTGCGTTGGCAGCGCAATCGAGGCGCCCTCTCCAGGGTCAGTCGGGCTTGAGCCAAGTCGATGCGGAATCGTCAGCGGGTCGCTTGTGCCGCCACCGCGCATGACCGCGATGCTGAGCGTGGTCACCGCTGAGCCGCTGCCAAGATCAAACGAATCGACGATGCGCCGGCACTTGCCGCGGGCGCGCACGCCGGAACAATCAACCTCCAGCGTATGGATCAGGTCGATGCCCAGCACCATGCTCGTCGGTGCCTGCCAGCTGAGCAGCGTTTCCCGGTTGGCCGATACCAGCTCGGTGCGCGCTTCGTTGGCGACCACTTCGAACACGGCAGCGCGGCGGGCGTCGTCGATCACGTCCTGATAGCCGGTGTCGGTGCCGGCCATGTCGCCTTCTGTCCATTCCTCGTCGCTTTCGATCTGCAGCGAGGCGCTTTGCCGCTGAACCACCTGGCGCGCTTCGTCCTCGCCGTCTGGCGTGGCGAATGTCAGCGTGTAGCTCTCGGTCACCGTCTGGACCCAGCGGCGACCGCCAGTGATGCCAGTGCCAATAACCAGGTTGTCAAACTGGTTCACCCAGGCGATGCCCGTTCCGCACGGGTCCGGATCGCTGAGCGGCGCGGTCACGTAGCTTTCGCTGACGATGGCCTGCCCGCTGCCGGTCAGAGCCTCCTGCACCATCTCAATTGTGGGCAGTTCGTGCGAATCCTCCCGCCAGTTACAGAACGAGCCAGCCGGCACGATCCAGGTGTACGTCTGATTGCGCTGCCAGAGGCGTGAATATCGGTAGCTGAATTCCACCTCTATGCGATTCGTTGTGCGCGACAGGTCGGACTGCTGCAGGTCAATGGTCTGATACAGCACCGTGCCTTCACCGAACACGAACGCGGGTGCGCCTGCATACCAGCTTGTGACCCGCATGTCGCCCAGCGGCGAGCAGTCCAAACTTACCGGCCGAGTGCCAAGCCGCTCTCGGGCATAGTCCCAATGGCTGCGCCCATCGACTTCCTCGAACACATCCGCTGACCAGTAGCCGCCGACCAGTGAATCAATCGCCTCGACGGTCATGCCCTCGACGCGCTGCTGAAGCTGGTCAGAGCATTCGCAGCTCAGTAGCCGGCTGATCGGGTTCCAGTTGGCGATGCTGATTTGCCCGGTGTAGCGCCGGGCCTCGGTCGTGGCGCCCTGGCTCGTGCTGATGTAATCGATCGATACCGCCCGACCCTTCCAGTCTGGCGGCACCACGCCCGCACCTGGCGAAATGTAGAGATCGAAGCCAGCGATGCCTGCCGCGCCCTCTTCCCGGTCGACGGTGACGGTTCCTGTCAGCTGAGCCGTGCGGTTCACGCCGTCAACCAACACGCGCAGCGCCCACACGAACGACTGCCCGCGCACGATGTATTCGGGTTCAGCGGAGGCACTCGCCAAGCCGTTCAGCGGCACGGCGTTCAGTGGCGAGGCGTTGAGCATTTAGGTTTCTTCCCAGGTGATGGACCAGCTATGGCTGGCAGTTCCTGAATCCTGCGTTTCGGACGGGCGACGGGCCTTGACGCTGTAGATCGGCATCCAGCAGACGCGGTAGAGCGTGGCGCCCGCAACTGCAGTCAGCGTCGCGATGCCATCCGTGACGCTGCACGATGTGTTTACCCATTGCCCGCCGACGAGCGCCTGGCCCCACGGCGCAACGTCGGGCCGAGGCGCTCCGCGAAGCGCGTAAGCAAGCTCAGCACCGGCGATGCTTTGCACCTTGGTCGACCGCAGCTCCATCGGCTGGCTGTAGTCCAGGCCGTGCAGGCCTGGCGGCATCCAGCCGTTCCCGCTGATGGAGCCGGACATGCGCTCCCAATGCGTCATCGATACCAGTGCGCCGTCGCTCATCCGCATCGACGTTTCGCCGCCAATGGGCTCCTCGCTCAAAACCGGCGCGCCAGCGTGCAGCACGATCGGCACGCCGCCGAGCATGATTTGAGGTTGTGGCATGGTTAACTCCGGTGAGTGCGGCCGAACTTCTTGGCGGCCAGGCGAATGCCGTCCGCTTGACCAGCGTCAGCGAACACCTGGAACGTATCGCCGCCGAGGTTGATATCAAGCGATCCGAGATTGCGCGGGCTGGTGTCGAGGCTGGCGACGGTCCCGACCATTCCGCCATCGGCAAACCGAGGGATCGGGATGCCGCGGTTGAGCATGTCGAGATGCCGTTTGCCAAGCTTTCGCACGGCCGCAGCGTTGATGACGTACTCGCCGTTCGACAGGTAGGCCGGGATGCTGTCGCTGGTTCCAGTTCCTGGGCCGCTGATATATCCGCCAGTGGCGTACCTTCTCGGTTCCGGGCCCGGGTCTTGCAACGTGTAAGGCTGGCTGAAGTCATATTCGGCGCCGACCTTGACGATGATTTCGCGCTTGGCCAGGGCGTCCAGCGCGGACTGCACCTGTGCCAGCGCAGCGTCGTCCATCTTCACGCTGACAGGCATATCCTCAAGCGCGGCGGCAGCCGTCTTTAGATTGACCATTTCCTGCTTGATGTCGGCGATCTTCTGCTCGGCGCGGCTTTTCTCAATGTCATTCGCTGCCAGCTCAATGTCGCGCAGCTCGCCAACGAAGCCGGCAAAGCCGTAGGTGTTGGCACCGGCTGCCTGCAAGTCCTGAAGCATCTTGAGGGCGGCCTGTGCCTTCGCCTGCGCACCTTCAACGTCACCCGCCTGCAGCGCCTGCCGTGCGCCGACCTTTAGCGCCTGAGCAGCCCCGTAGGAAGCCTCGCCGCCAGAGTTCATGCCAGCGATCGCTTCCTGATACCGCTTCTCGATCTTTACGCGGTCGTCACGTACCTTGTTGAGCTCGGTGTTGGCCTTCTTTTCCGCTGCGATTAGCAATTTGCCAGCGGCCTCTGATGCGCTCACAAGTCGCTTTTGCTCAGCCGCTACCGCAGCGACGTGCGCACGACGTGACGCGAGGTCTTCGCTGCGCAAATCATCAAGCTCTTCACTGACCGAAGTTTCAATGCCCGCCTGCTCTTGTGTTATCCCAAAAAGGCGGCGCTCAAATTCGGCGATCTGCGCCTCCAACTCCTTCGCCCATTCATCCAGCTTCTCCGGTGCAAACCACTTCATCAGAATAGAAGTTGTTGATGCGCCAATGAAACTTGAGCCGGTACGTGCGGCGTTCACCTCAGCCAGGGTGCGCTTCAGTTTTTCGAGTTCCGCAACTTGCTTGGCGGTTTCTTCAGACCCTGTCGCCATTTGGGCCGCAGTAAATGCAACCTTGTCGGCGAAGTCTGCAAATTCTCTTGCAACTTGCAGCGTCCACCCCGCGAGCGTAGCCATACCAGATGCGATATCTACCAATCCTTTAACTATCGCAGGGTCGCGAATCGTCTCTGCAAGCTCCTCAATTGCGCTCACCAGCGGCTGTACGTCAGCCTGCCCAATGGCTTCTTGCCAAGCGTTATCAAGCTTTGTCAGCGCGTCAGCAACTGTAACCTGCATGCCGTCAACGGCGCCGCCAAGCGAGTCCATCTGGCTTATCAGCGCTGGAACGAACACATCCGTCGTCAGCTTGCCTTCTTTGGCCATCCTGGCCAGTTCCTCGCGCGACTTTCCAAGGCCTCGCGCCATCGCGTCGGCAAGCGCAGGCGTGTTGCGGATCATCGAATTGAAGGCATCGCCACGAAGCACGCCATCCTGCAGGGCATTGCTGAACTGGTTGATGACTGAAGCGGCTTTCTCGCCCTTCGCTGCGCTCGCCACAAGGCCAAGCCCGAGTGCTTCGGTGAACTGCAGCGCCTCGCGTGTCGAGAATCCGCGCTCGCGAAGTGGCGTCAGTGAGCTAATGAAGGCTTCAGCATTGTTCGCCATGCTCGTAAATGTGCGATCGCTGATCTTGCGCAAAGAATCCAGGCTCTCCTGGTATTCCTTGTCGCTTTTGGTTGCCAGCTTGATGCGGTCGGTCATCTCTGCCCAAGCGCCTGTCGCATTGCTGATGCCCCTTACAGCTCCAGCAAGCGCGCCCGCCGAGAAGACACCTACAAGCGCTTTACCAGCTGCTGCAATTCGACTGTTCATGCCGTCAAGCTGGCTATTGACCTCGTCGAACGCCTTCTTCGAGTTGTTCTTGCCGTCGATGACCAGCTGAGTTTTCACGGTAGCCATCAGGCGAAGTCCTTAAGTAGTCGTTTGAAGTCTTCGGGCTTGGCATTGGCCGCGCGCGCGGCGATCAATGCGATCCGGTTGTCTGCGCGGTCTTCTGCGTCGATGGCCGCCAGGAACGTCTCTATCTGCCGCAGGCTGTATTCCTGCACGTCCGCCAGGGCATGGCCGGCGCCAATCAGTCGCTGGACGACGGAGCCCCACTCAGCGCCCTTACCATTGCCGGCAGGGCTTCGCCGAAAAAACTGGAATTGACCCGCACCACCTCTACGAACAACTGCACCGAGACAGTCGCTGGCAGGAACCACAGCTGCCAGCGCTTGAGGCTGGTCGTTGCCAGCAGCACCTGGCGCAGCTCGCGGCTGTGCGTCGCGGCGTAGCGGTTGATCTGCTGGACGCTGGCCTGGCTGAACAACTCAACCAAAGCGCCGGCCGACTTGCCGTAGCGCTCGAAGTGGCGCAGCTTCACCGGCAGGATCTGCACGTCACGCCCCATCACCTCGACGGTGACCGGCTCAGGAAACAGGATTTGCAGGTCTGACATGACTTTTCCTTGGGAAATAAAAAACCCGCCGAAGCGGGTTCTGAAGTTTCTAGGCGCCTCACTGAAGCAATGCATGGACTCGGTCAGCGCCCACGCAGGCGTATTTCGCAATATATTGTCTCGGAGTGCCCGGCTTGATTGCCTCGTAACTACGCTCTACCTGAGCGGCATTTAAGGCGCTAAGAGTGGCTCCCGATGCTGAGATGTATCCAGAGAACTTAGCGCAGTCTACGACTAAGCGAGAAAACGTAACGTCGCCTGAGCGGGACACTGTCTTAACGGTTATTGCCGCTATTGAGGATCTGACAGCTTTCCCAACAGAGTAGAAATCATCATCTGTCGGAACGAGGACAGGAATGCGTTCTGGTTCAACAATGGCGTCTTTCATGGTGTTCGCTAATTCCATGTACCGAAAGTACGCCGGGACTGCTGAAGCGAGCGTAAAAAATACCGAGAAGATAAGGGCAAGAATGGTCAGCGCAGGGATCGCTGCTATGGCCCACTTGACCATGAATATCACCATGGACCAGAAGCCCATTTTGATATCTACCACAACTACAGGCTGAGCGCCGGCATAGGCTTGGGCAGCCTCCTTGACCGCTGGCGCCATTGCGGCCAGCTTCGCCCGGCGCTCACGATCTTCTTCGGCGCGGCGCTCTAACGATCTGGCAAATCCCTGATAGTTGATTCCGCACTTCACGCAGTCGTCAGGACTGCGCTGCATTTCGGCCATCGTCGGCTCATAGCCGCAGTTAGGACACTGCATAAGGCTCCCTCCCCATAGTTGAGGCGGAACATATCACGATGGCAGCACCAAAACCCAGCGCTAGGCTGGGTTCGAGCGGTTGCTTATGGCTAACTCGCGGCCTGCATTGCGTAACCGCCTCCCGCCCCGCGCTGACTGTAGATGCGATAAATCTCGTCGCGGCGCTCGTCCAGGGTGCGAAAGCCCATGCCCATCTCTGAAAAGTGCTCATTGAAGTTCGAGAGCGGCCTTGAATCCGTCATGCGCGCAATGGCGTAGATTCCAGACTTCATCGCCCACTCCATGGCGAAGTGGTAGTGACTCATCATCAGGTAGAGCGCCTGCACTTCGCGCTCCGACAACTGCATGCCCTTGCTCTTTCCGCTTGCGATCCATTCGCCTTCCAGTGGATCGCACATCAGCATCATGCATAGCGCCGGATATTCAGACTCTGGCACATCCTTGTAGGAACCGACCATGAATCGGTCTTTGATGCTGCGGTAGATCGTGGCGTACTTCATTCGATCACCGCACGCCAGCTCGGAAACTCGGTTTTGAACATGGCGCTGCTGGGCTGGGGTCAGGCCGGAGTGTTGCAGCAAAGGAGTTTCCGGCTCAGCCTTAGCAAAGTAGCAATCCTCCATTTTCTCGAATACGTCCCACGCCTCGTTCGTCTCAAGCATTTTTGCGTGGCGCGCCGCTCCCCGCTCGGTCCACAACATCAGGCTGCGCGCTTTTGCCGAAATCTGTGACCCTCCCAAAGAGGGCCGCAAATTTGCCAGCTCTTTACCTTCAAGCTTGAAGAAGTGCTTGCCTTGCTCGAATCGATCAGCGTTCCGCATGTAGTTGTTCTGAATTCGCTTCGCCTCTGTTCCGTATAGCCTTGCTAGCAGCGCCGTTGTTACGACCGGTCGCCCGGAATGAGCGATCACTGGAATTGTCTCTGGGGTGACAACAGATACATCTGTGCTATTATTCATCTCGCGTTCCCTTCCAAATGTGTTCGCATCTGAAGCCCTGGCCTGCACGCTGGGGCTTCTTCGTTTTAGGCTACCGCCTGCTTGCTCTGCATTTCCCGCCACTTGAAGCCCTCCTCGATAAGCAAGCTCAGCTCAGTGTTAAGGCTGCGCCGGTATTTGCTCGCCTCGTCTTTGGCTCGCTCCCGAACTGGCTGTCCAAGCCGCAGCGGAAATGGATTGACGCGCTGTGCTTCCTTCATAAGGCCCTCCTTTCTCTCGACCGTGGACTCATATTAACTCATCAAGGCAATGAGTCAAGTGGATTCATTGAGTCAAACTGATTCTTTTCGCATACTCACTGCGTACTTAGTCAGAGCCAGCCCATGACAGACCGCCATTCGATAAGCCCCTACCCAATCCGCATGCCTTCAGACCTGAGGGAACGCCTGGAGCAGGCCGCGAAGCAGGGGTCGCGCTCTCTGCATGCCGAGATCATCGCCCGCCTTGAATCCACGTTCACGCCAGCCGAAAGCGCAGCCGAGCGCGCCGCGCGACTGGATCAGATCCGCGAGAAGGCAATGCCGGGCATGGTTGAGATATTGGCCGACCTGCAAGCCAAAGTTGCACAGGAGATCGAGCAGAGAGCCCGCGAGATCGCATCCCTACGTCTGGAGCAGCGCAATTTGGCCGTAGAGTCGCTGCATCAAAAAATCCCCAGCAAGGTCACCGAAACGGACAAGCTACGTCCCGCATCGAAACGAATCACCCGCACTCGAAAAAAATCACCAACGCAAGATTGAAAACGCACGCGCCAAAGCCCACCGATCCGATGGGCTTGGACTCGGGCGCTTAGGCGATGGTGTCCATCTCGACCTTGAAGAACTGCGACAGGCCGGCGTCTGTGATGTCAGTGTCGATTAGCACTTCTCCGGTGATCTCTAGCGCGGCGAACTCATCACCGATGAATCCGAGGCCCTGAGCGGCGCCGATCTTGGCGCGGTGCACGGTCACGGTCACGGTCTTGCCGGTAGCGGCCTCGTTGACCCCGTTGAAGACCATCTCGAAGGTCTGCGCGCCAGTAGTCAGCGCCTCGATGGTGGCCACGTTGTCCACGACCGTCGAAGTACCGAACAACACCATCGCCAGGTTTTCGGGGCTCAGGTCGTGCAGAGTAGCCGTGAACTCGACCGACTCGATACGGTTCACCTGCGCATAGGTGCCGCCGCCAGCCGTCCGGTAGTTCGGCAAACGAATGATGTTCTCGTTGATGTTGAAGTTGAGCGCGGACACGTTGCCCACGTCGCGCGCGGTGCCGCCGCCTTCGGGGGCGAGCTTTACGATGCCCTTGCCCATGTATGCGTAGTTGGCCATGCGAGTTTTCTCCAGGCAAAAAAACCCGCTCGATGGCGGGTGTAAGGTTGCGGGTTTGCGGGTCAGTATTTCTCGACGTACCGGATGGTTATCGAACTGGTAACGCTTCTGGTTGTACTGCCCTCAATGTCAGGCTCGTACTCGGCCGCCTCATCGAAAGGCCAGCCGCTCTTGAGTGGGCGCACATGTGGAAGCTGGCCTGTACCCAAGGTCTTTAGGATGTCGTGATGCAGCAGCTGGAGATCTTGCAGAGATGCCGATCTAGGCATAACGCCTTCAATTTCATAGCGAGCCGCCCGTAAAGCGGTGGTGCCAACTGTTTCTTCTATCTCATCGCTAGAGATTCTCGCCAGGAGGTAAGGCATCGGCGCCTTGTCCGGCCGGCGCTCACCGAAGCCATAAACGCGCTCGACCTTGGTGTGATAGTCATTGGCCGGGCTGATAGCCTCAAGGCGCCTCAGAATCTCATCAGAGAGCTCTGTACCTCTTGTCATCGCGCCCCCTTGGCGATCTCTTGCCTGATCCGCTTCTCGAACTCCTGCTGCAGGAAGATGTTCGTCCATCGGATCGTTTGGTTGTCTGTGAGCTGCTTGAACCAGTACGCCACGGATGGGCCAAGCGCAGGCGACAAGAATCCTTTCGGCGCGCCACGCACTTTGATGCGCGTGCTCCAAGGCATTCGGCTGAAGCTGGACGGGTTCACGAAGCCTGCAGCTACCTTGTGCCCTTTCGGGCCCTTGACCCAGATACGGGCTCGAGTCGCACTGATCTTGCTGTAGCCCCATCCGAGATAACGGGTTACTGGAACGCCTGAGCTAGACGGAATGATCCGGGCGTTGGTGAGCCGTCCGCGTGCCCGCTTGACGCGCAGCGCTCGACGACTGAAGACAGGCATCAGCGAACCGCGTAGAGGGTTCACGTAGCGCACGGTACGGGCCTTGTTCGCTGTCGTATTCAGCGCGCCCCGAAGCACAGGATCAATTTTTCGACTCACCTCGGCGAGCCTTGCCTGGGCCATTTCGATGCCGGACACCTTGATTGATACCTGCATCAGACCCTCTCCAGCCAGAGGCCTCGAACGACACCGTCGTCCGTCTCATCGGCATAAGCAATCACGGAGTACCGCGCGCCATCGATGAGCAGTTGGTCGTCGACTTGAGGCCGGCCAACCTCAATCAGGGCAACCTCAGCCTTGGTTCGGTAATCGGTCACCTGCCCCATTTCATCGCGATACGGCGCTTCGTGAGTTATGTGAACCCGACACGGAACCGGGATGCCGCCCTGCGGGCGGTACTCGCCAGCAAGGCCTACCAACTCGCTACAGGTGATAACGGCCTCGGCGCGGCCGCCGGTGACGTCTCGCACGCTATCGATCAATAGCAGTCTGCTACCTGCCCGGAGGTATCGCCCGATCTGCAGGCGCTCATCCCACCATGCCCGAACTTCCACCTTGCCAGGATTGCGTAAGCCGGATGGCGCCTGTACGTCGCCAGAGTCCTTCGCTCGAATGCCAACCCAGATCCAGTCCACGACGCATGGCCGGACGTCTGCGTCCAGCCTCAACAGATCGGCCGGAGTGTCGAGTCTTCCTGCTCTCATACCCCAAGCCCTACTCGGTAGAAGTGCAGCATGTTCTCCGCCTTCGGTATCTTGGTGTAGCTGGTTCCGACAATTGCCTCTTCGCGGTTTGCGTACAGCTCTGCAGCGATGATTAGGATCGCCAGCCGCACGCTGTGCGGAACGTCGACCACAGCGCCTTCATCATCGACCCACGGAATTTGGCGCCCGATGAACTGGCCCGCATGGTCAATCGCGGCATCCAGCTTCATCTGCAAGTCATCATCCTCCTGCGTGTGCCGAATACGCAGGTGCGTTTTCAGGTCTGCGAGAGTCGGCATTGGCATGGGATGGCTCCTTACTTGTCGCCGTCAGGCTTTGTGGTGCTTGCCACGCGCTGAGCGACCAGGGCGTCGGCGTGTCGCTTCGGGACCGTATAACCTGGCCCGCCGCGACGTTTGATCTCGCCGGCATCCATGTAGGAGCGCAGCGGGTAGATGGTGACCTCCGAGGGGTTTGTCTCGGAGCTTGCAACGGCTTCAACCGTTTCACTGGAAGAGTCAGCCACAGACGCGGCTTTTCTTGGGCGAGCCATAAATCATCCTCCTGAAAGGCGCCCCAAGCGGGGCGCCTATGGTGGCTTACGGAGTGACGGTCAGAGCACCGGTCACGAAGGCCTCCGGGCGATACACGGCGAACGCCAGGCGCTCTTCGGCGCGGATGGTCACCATGTTGTTCTCGAAGTCCTTGTCGTTCTCGGTGGAGATCAGGATCTCGACGTCCATGCGGTCGAAGATCTGAGCGCCGAGGCGGAACGCACCGGTCAGGAACTCGTCCTGCTGCATGGCCTGGGTAGCCACGACCGGACGATTCCACAGACGGGCGGCGGTACCTTCCTGCGGCTGGCCGACGATGTAACGACCTTCACCGTCCTTGGTCAGCTCGATTGCAGCCCAGTCGATCGGGTTGAGGACGATGCCGTCAGCCGGGAACTCGGAGAGTTCTGCTTGCAGCAGTGCCAGGCGCAGGCGGTCGATGCGCTGCTCGCCAGTCACCACGATTCCGCCAGGAGCGGCATAGGTTTCTGCCAGGGTCATCAGGCCCTGCAGGTTGGCGCCAGTGCCGTTGCCGTACAGGAGCTGCTGCTCTTCTACGGTGAGCAGGCCGTAGCGCGCGCGGGCATCGATGTAGCTCTGCAGCGCGGACGAGTCGTCGAGGATCTGGCGGCTTGCCTTGAACAGGTGAGCCAGGGTGCGAACCGGCGCGTTGACCAGCTCGAATACCAGGTCCGAGTACGGCTTAGCGCCACCTTCAGCCACCGCGGCGGCGTTGTTGGTGAAGCCGGTTTCGCGGACGTACTCGATGGCGTTGCTATCGGTGGTCCCGGGCGCGATCAGGTCGCGGATGGTCAGGCGACGCTCCGGCGGCATGATGATTTCCGGGCGACGGTCAGCGCCGACCAGGGCGCCACCAGAAGCCGGGGCGGAGGTGATGGCTGCGCGCGGAACGGACACGCGACGGGAGCCGCGGAAGGATGCATTGACGCCTTCCATCTGGTCGCTGCCGACTACCAGTTCACCGGCAGACTTCTGCCGCTCGCTTTGGTTGCGGCCGCCATTGCTGGCGTTGACCAGCTTCTGCTCGGCTTCTTGCAGGCGCGCAGAGAGCTCGCCCTGCTTGCTGAGCAGTTCGTCCACCTTCACGCGGGTTTCAGCGTGCATTTCGCCAGTGCGGGCGATTTCCTTCTGGGTGGCTTCGGCTTGTGCCTTGATCTGGTCACCGATGCCTTTCAGGCTGGAGTTGAGTTCTTTTACCTGGGCTTCAAAGTCCATGGTCAGTTACCTTTCAGAGTTTGGAGAAGAGTGGTTGCCGCGCTCAGTGACGCGGTGAGGTCAGGCGCGACAGCGTTCTGCTTGTCGGTCGGAGCAGCGTTATGCGTGCTCCCGCCAGCAGCGCGAGGCGTACTGGACTTGAAACTGGCGAAGAGTTCGCGCCGCTCGGACCTCGGCATCCCGGCCTTCGCCAAGGCCACGTCCATCGCTTTCAGCGCGCTGTTCTGCCGGCTCTCTTCGGTATCGCGCTCAGCAACCTCGTCGGCAGAAAGCAGTCCGGTAGCCAAGCCAAGCTCGACGGCGCGCTTGCCGCGGATGAACGTCTCGTCATCCATCATCTCGGCCATGTCCGCTACTGGCTGCCCGCTCGTTTCGGCGTACAGGTCGGCCATAGCAGCGTCGAACTCCTGCATGTCGTCGGCGACGTCGCGCAGGTAGTGGCGATTTCCGGCGAGCACCGTCCAGCAGTTGTGGATCATCAGGAAGGCGCTGCTAGCGACCTGCCGCTCAGATCCGGCGAGATAGATAATCGAGGCGGCGCTTGCCGCCATGCCTAGCACCTTTGTGGTCACCTTGTGGCTGTGCTCGCGCAGGCGGTTGTAGATGGCGATTCCCTCGAACATGTCGCCGCCCGGGGAGTTGATATAAACGGTCACGTCTCGCTCACCGATGGCGCGCAGGGCGGCGTCAATCCGATTCACGGTGACGCCATCGCCGTACCAGTCCTCACCGATCACGCCATAGATGGTGATGGTGTCAGAGGTGCTTTCTACTGCGGCCTGGATAGCCGGATTCCACTTTTCGAGCGCACGCGGGCTCAACTCGCTGCGAAGGCCGCGAGCCTGGATTTTGAGTTGCATGGATTACTCCTTGGGGAGATCGGCGGTTAGCCAGTTCTGCAGGGCTGCGCGTGCGGCCTGGCCGTCGCTGGATTGCCCCAGTGCGTCAAGTGGTGCAAGGTTTGTCTGCGCCGTCAGCACGTCGGCATTCCCACCGCGGCGCGGCAGGTTTTCGCGGACGCGGCAATCGTCGCGGGTGTAGATGCCGTTCTGGACCATCGTGCTGTAGAACGAAGCGCGCGCCGCGCTATCAGCACGCAACAAGCCTTCCAGGGCGAACTCCGCGTAGTGCGTAAGCCTCTCACCTGGCGACATCAGTTGCTTGAGTACGGCCTTCTCGATGCGGCGCAACCAGGTACTTAGGGAGAACGTCAGGAAGCCGATGACCTGTTGCTCAAGGCCAGATCCCCAGCTGGTGTTCTTCTCGGTGTGCCCGACCATCCAAGGCGGAACACGGAAGAACCGGCAAACCTCCTCGACGCTCCAGCTTCTCGTCTCAAGCAGTTGCGCGTCGGCCGGATTGATGCCAATCGACTCCGGCGTCACCCCAGCCTCAAGGACAGGGGACTTGCCGGCGTTCATGGCGCCGCTCACGGTCTCTACGTATTTGCGGAACTCGTCTCGTTGCTCCGGCTTGAGTACCCGGTCAACCTTGAAAGCTACCGTCGGCATCATGCCGTTCTTGAATGTGCCATTAGCCGCATCATCGGCCGACATGGCCGACCCGATGATGTCGGCGCCATAGCTGATCGGAGAAAGACCAATGCGGCCGTCGAGTGAGAAAGCCGGGATGTGCAGCACCTCACTCGCGAGCAGTTCGCGCTCTCCGTCGCTGAAGCTGTAGAAGTACCGGATGGTTCCGTTTTCAGTGACCATCCGCATACGGTGCGGGAGTAAGAAGCTCAGCGCTACCACCCGGCCAGCAGCCCGATGAATCTGCGCGAACGCATTTCCCCGCAGAAGCATGCTCGCGAGCATCGCCTCCCAGAACTGAACCGGGCTCATGTGCTCGTTGGGCGAAACCGCCAGTACGCTGTATAGCGGGTGGCTGGTGTCCATCTCGCGACTTCCGTCTGGAAGGCGCCGGTACAGGCCAAGAGGCAGCGTTGCAATGGTTTCGGCAATCAGTCGCACGCAAGCCCACACCGCAGAAACCCGCATTGCAGTATCGACGCTCACGCTTTTACCTGAGCTGGACTGCCCGCCGACGAACTGCCCCCAGAATGCCCCGTCCGATAGCCGAATCGTCTTGCCAAGCCATTCACTCAGCCCAGCCGACGGCCTGCTAGCAGACCTAGAAATGGTCCGCAGAAGGGACTTATTCATCTGTCATCCCTCTTCGGATAAATCCAGCAATGCAGAACATGGAGCAAGAACCGGCGATCAGCGCCCACGCGGTGCCGGCCAGCATCCAGACCCCCGCGCACAGCAGGCCGAAGCCAGCCAGCGATGCCAGCAGAAATGCAGTCAGTGCGCTCATGCGATCAGTGGGTCCCGTATTGCGTTCATGAAATCGTCGTCATCCGCTTCTTCGGTTTCGACGGTTGATACCCCGATCGCCATCAACAGCGCCGCCATGTCGTCGATCTTGTCGGCGCTGCGCTTCTTGTCCGGAGCCATGTTCAAGTTGTCGTCGCGCCTGGCAATCAGGTTGGAGGCGCACCAGTTCAGAATCTGGTCGCCGCCGTGAGCAAGATTCCCGGAGATGTAGGCGCGCTCTAACGTCTGCATAGCAGGGTGATAGGAACGCGGCCCCTGGATGAACTCGACCATTGGCAGTTCAGCCTCGACCAGCCGGTTAACTAGGTCGCTTGCGTTCCATCGGTCATAGGCAATTAGCTGGACGTTGAAGTCCTGGCAGATTGCGCAAACGTCTTTCTCGATTACGCCGTAGTCGGTGACGTTGCCCTCTGTCTGCTTGAGCAGCCCAGACTCGACCCATGACTGATAGGGAACAGTGCCACGCTCAGTCCGGTAGGCGACGGCGCTTTCTGGCGCCCAGCGCCATCCGTAGGTGTAGTAAACCCCGTCAACCAGCCAGACCAAACGGAAGGAGCACATGTCCGCCGTGCTAGCGAGGTCAAGACCACCCCAGCATGGATAGCCACGCAGCCATTCAAGGTCGACTGGCCCGCCGCAGGCTTGCCATTTGGTAAGGTCAATCCAGCCATCAGCGGTGGATGCCGGCCGATTGAGTCGCTTGATACGAAACTCGGCCAGCTTTGAGGGCATCTGCTTCGCCTCTACCGCCTCTTTGCGGATAGCCGCCATGAGGTGCGGATTGACGTCCATCAGCGGATTTGCCTTGATCCAGACCTTTTCGTCAAATTCTTCATCCGCCTTGATGCCTGCCGACTTGTCTTCCTCGTCAACTGCGTAGAACACCACGAGGAAGTGATCAGCAGTGGTGCCGAACAGGCCAGACAGCAACTTCTTGGCGAACATCCGAATCTCTGCCCAAGGGCCAGGGTTCGTATAACCCTCGGTCGTCGTATAGAGCCAGAGCGGGTTGCTGCGTGCACCTGCGGCCGACGTCAGAACGTTGAGCAGATCGGCGCTCTTGTGAGCATGGATCTCGTCCAGGCCGACGTGAGATGGGTTCAAACCGTCCTGCGTCGATGCCTTGGCATGGATTGGCTTGAAGGTTGCGCCTGTTTCTGCGCGACTGATCGCCTTCGCCCATACCTCAAGCCCAAAGGCCTCACGCAAGTCTGCGGTCTTCTCAACCATCCGCTTAGCGGTGTTGAAGATGATCGATGCCTGCGGGAACGTAGTCGCAGCACTGATTACCTGCGCGCCCTCTTCTGGCTCGCAGCACTGGCAGTACAGGAGAATCCCGGATGAAAGCGTGGACTTCGCGTTCTTCCGAGCGACAGCAAACAGCGCCGATGTGAAGCGGCGCGGCCGGAAATAACCCCAACCCTCTATTTGTGCCCCTTCACGCTTTCGAAAGCCGAACAGCTGCACCACAAAAAAAACGTGGGACGGGTGCATCACGATTTCTGGCTTGTCCCACTTCCCTTCGACGTGCGGCAGCTTCTCAATGAAGTCGCATGGGTCGTTCGCGTGCCATGGATCGAAGATGAACGGGCAGTCTTTGCGCTTGGCACGTTTCAGATCATCGAGGAACCGCTGAGCGGCCTGACGAATCAGCTTGCCGTGCTTCTTGCGCTTCTTGTCAGCAATCGCGCCCTTAGCGTAGTCGGTCGCGATCTTCACGTAATCGCGACCGTTTGCCATATCGCTATGCCTTCTGTGGTCGTCCGTTGGACGCGAACTTGTTTCCCGCCGGCTTCTCTCCACCAGAGGCCACTTTGCGGCGGCTGGCCGGGGTCATCCCAAACTCAGAGAACAGCGCTTTAAGCGCCGTGTCTTCCGCAGCCGTCATCTCCATCCCGGCCTTGGCCTTCATGCGGAACCGCTGCCAGGAGAAACACAGCTGCTCAAGGGAGAACAGGTCGACAACCTGGAGCACTCGCGCAGCGACCAGTTGAGGCCCAAGGCGGTTCCACATCTCGGCGCCGTCGGGATTCAGATGGATTGGCGCCTCTGGGAATTCTTCGATCAAATCGTATTCAGGGGCGTCCGGCACTTCGCGATCCGGTCGGCTTGTGCCCTGCAGGACCTTGAGGTGCGGAGCGGTTGGCTTACGGGCCATGTCGCTACCTCAAATTTTGGAATGTGAATTTTGACGGTGTGAAAATTTGGCTCCCCCCGTCGTTCGGGATTCGATTTTTGCCAGACTTTCAACC